GCCTTGGGATAAAGTATAGTTATACCACCATTCACCAATTCTTTCTGCTAAACTTTTTCTTTTTTTAGACATTACACATCCTGTACATTATAATACTCTACATCGTTCCTAAACATTCTGCTAACTATATTAGTCCATATTGGTGCAAAATCAGGGGATATTCTTATTAATTCATTTGCCCACGCTTGAAAATCAGCTCTCATCCATACAGCTGTAGGGCTTGTACTACTTAACCACCAGTCAGGATTTTGTGAAGGAGAACGATAAGTAGAAGCTAATTGATTCTGTTGCCATTTAGGTAAAAACTCTTCTACAAAAGCTTTACCTGCTTCTGTTTCATAAGCTACAGATAATTCAGGCCATTTGTTTATCATTTCATTTAATATCTCTTTAGATGTTGCAGGCTGTCTTAAACCACCAGTTGCTTCAAATCCTGGTAATTCCTGTATTAATGCAGTTCTATATATTCTTAACATCATATTTTTTTGGTTTTCTGGTAAACGAGTAACTTCTAATTTTCTTTTATAAGCTGTATATCTAAAGTAACCTACAGTATCATTTGCAGCTTTAGCAAATTCCTCAGTAGATAATGTTTCTCTTTCTCCAATGTTATATTGTTGAATTATTTCTTGATAGCTTCTTTCTTCATAAATTGAATCAGGTAGCAAATAAAAAGACGATAATGGTAATTGTTCTAATACTTCTTTGTTATCTCTTTGCCAACCTAATACTCTATCTGTATATGCTTTTTTACCTGATTTACTAGCACTTTTAGCAGTAGTTAACCAACCATGTTCATAACCATATTCTCTTACAAATGTTTCATATGCAGCTATGTGGTCATTGTTATGTTCTTGTACCATGTTTTGATATTCTTTAGCTAACAATTGTGTACCCCACATTTTTCCATTTATATCTTTTGCATAATATCTAGGTGTAAATCCAGTAGGTGCTACAAACTGAGCTATAGCTCTAAACAAGAAAGTAGTCTTAGCTTTATCATTAGCATAACTAATTAAAGCTGAATCAATTAAATCTGGACTTAAATCTTCAGGTGATAATTTATCAGCAGTTGTACCTTTCCATTCCATTTTTTCTAAGTATGGGTCAAGTGCTCCTTGTGCTAATAATCTTTGTTCTCCACCTTCCATCTTTAATAATTTGTATATTTCAATAGAAGTACTCGCTCTCATAGATTCAACTTCACTTTGACTACCTACAGGGTTCCAATCTGATGCAGCCATAAACTTTTGAAATGATGGTGATGTAGGAATTATTGCATCCCAAAAACCTCTACCTGTTGGAGGTCCAAAGTCTCCAAAGAATATACTTCTAATTTCATCTCCTGTAGAACTTGCAGGTAAAACTTTATCTAAAGCAAATCCTGCTAATGGTGTAGGGCCAGGTACAAAACCTTGGCCTAATAAGTTAACTCCTGTTACATATGCTCTAGGTGACATTTCTATATTTGAATCTTCACCAAATATTAAGTTACCCATGTAACCACCAAATGGATATACAAACATTGTTTCTCCAGAACCATTAGGGTCTTCAGCAAAGAAACCATCTCCTGTAAATCCTAGGCCTGATGCACCCCTACCACCTTTAAGTCCTAACTGTACTCTTCTTAATACTTTAGGATTTTGTGCTAACAACTTTGGCCATGTAGTAAGCATTTCAAACCATACTTCAGGGAATGGGAATATGTTTCTAGTTTTATGAGATATAGCATGTCGCTTAGTTATATCATATAGCAAGTCTTGTGTAGATTGTAATCCGAAAGCTTTACTAGCATCACTTATGGTTTGGTAAGCATCTACACCATATTTTCCTGCTGTTTGTGATTGCATATTTTCTAATTGTTTTCTAACTTTTTTAGGCACACCCATTGCTACAGCTTCATCTATAAATTTCTGTTGTAAAGCAGCATTATACTTATGAAAGTTATTAGTTATGTAAGCCCAACGATATTGTTTAAATGTAGAACTTCTGTTTAAATAATTTAAAGGTTTTTCCATTAAAGTATCAAATAAATAATTAACAGCTTTATCGTATATCTCTTCAGCTTTCCATGCACTACCTTCTGCAATTCTTTTAGGATTATCATAAAATAAATTACCTACATCCATTTTTTCAGGACCATAAAATTCAATCATGTCATTTAAAGCTTTATCTATTTCTTTTTGTTCTGATTTACTAATAGGTCTTAATTTATCATCATCTAATAATTTTAAGAAAGGTATGTTATCTCCACTTCCTTTTACACGCTTTATTTCACCATTTGCAATAATATCTCTTAATACTTTAAATCCTGTATCTGTTATACCGTCACTATTATGGCTTAATTGTGCAACTACTAAGTCGTTAGTAAAATTAGGATTGTCTATTGATTTAGGGTCAAATGGTAAATAATCTCTACCAGCTTTTAAGTTATGGCCAGTTGCTTGTCTAATTCTATTTTCTACTGAATGTAAATAAGCTATAGCGTATTCATCTTTTGTAGCAACATCTATAAAGTTATCACTTTTATCATATAGTTCTTGTCTAAATTTATTTCCTTTACCTTCAATAAACCATTTAATAGTATCTTCAGTAACTCCTCCTTCTCTAGCTAAATGTCTAGCTACATGGTCATTTCTTAATTTAAACAATGTTTCTCTTAATCCTTTGTTGTAAGTAGATTGTCCAAATGAAACTTGTTCATAATTAGCTAAATATTTATTTTTACTTACTCCACCAGCTAAAAGATTAAGAGTCCATTGTTCATGTGTTAATGCTCTATGTTCAGGACTTCTTACAATGTTATCCCAAGTACTTAAAGTTTTAAATGCTTCTGCTTGATGTTTATCTGAATGAGAAAACACCCATTTCATATATTGGAATGGATTATTCCAAGCACTATCCAAACCAGCTGCATATACTCTGAATTGTTCTTCCATAAATATTCTTGTAAAGAACGCAGGTCTCATTAACACAATTGGTTTAAAAACTTTTCTTGTATAGAAATCTAACAACTTAGTCATTGCATCATCCATTGTATTGTTTGTAGGTATCCAACCTGGGTATTCTTTTTTAGCAAATTGTATTCCATCAGATTTCCAATTACTAAAGAAGTTTTTAAGATTTTGTTTAGCAGCACCTGTAACTTCCCAAGCTTGTACATCATCTACATCTACATGATAAAACAACTTGCTATTAACTCTATCTACCATATCTTGATTAATAAATGGCATAAAGTTTTCACTCATTTCTGATAACACATGTGCGTGAGGTATAACAATTTCTATTTCTTCTCCATCAATAAGCATTTTAAATGTTTGCTCAGGAGTGTTTCCACCTGGTGCATGTATATTGTTTGATACACCATTAGTATCTACTCCATTGCTTTTCCAATAAGCTCTTTCTTTTTTATTCCATTCAGCTGTTACTTTTTTAATATGAGCAGCAATAACTTCATGGCCTCTAGCTTGTGCATCATTTATTAAACCTTTAGCTTTTTTTTCTTCAAGAGTTCTTCTGATTCTGTTATAATCATTCTCCATTAAATCCATAGTAAATTGAACTTGTTTTTGATATCCACCTTCCATTGCTGTTTGAAATAATCTGTAAGTTGTTTCAAATTCATCAGGAGTATATTGATTAACTTTCATATGATTAACTAATTGTCTAGCTGCAACTTTAGGATTACTTAAGCTCATAGAACTTCCAGGTAATTCAGCTACTAAAGCTTTCATTCTTGGAGATACACCATCACTAAAATTAGCACTGAAACCTAAATATTTTTTAAATGGTACTGTGTTTGGATTTATTTCAGCTTTGTATATTTGTTTTAATATATCCCAACTGTCTGCTTGGCCATCTACTAATCCTTCTACTTTTTTTGTAGCAGTTTTTATAGCATCTTTTCTTTGAGCTCTGTGTGTTAATAATCTTAAAGTTCTTCTTGTAATTTGATATGGAGTTTTAATATTTTTTCCTAATACACCTCCAAGACTTCTCATTGCAAAATCTTGATTTCCTGTTACTGAACGCACTGCTTTATTTGTTAAATATGAAAAACCTTTAGGTAATCCTGGTATTGCTATTAAGTCATCTTTTGCACCTTTAGCACCTACTTTTGGCATAGAGTAACCATCTCGCATCATTTGCAATAATGAATCTGCAATTTTTCCTTCATCTGTTTGTCTTCCTACCCATTCCCAGTAATCATCATTATTAATCCAATTTCTTAATGTAGGGTCTGACATTAAATCAGCTGACCTAGAATCTGCAAAATGTTTAATTAATATTCTTGCTTCAGGAGTATTTATTAATTTTTCAGCTGTTGAAGAAAATACACCTTGTAATCTTCCATTAAACATTCCATGTTTTCTTTTCATGGTTCTATCAGCTTTCATTACTTTTTGTAATATTGGATTTATTCCATTGTATTTATCAGCTTTAGCCATATTGATAGCCCAGTTTGCTGCTTCAGCTTTATCTAATATAAAATCTTTTTCTACTTTACTTAACTTTTCAAAAGCTTGTTTTCCTGCTTTAGTAGTTCTATCTTTAGCTGTATTAATTAATTCAGTTAATTCTTTAGCTTCTAATTTATTATCAAGCCATCTGATATCTCCTGTATCTTTTCTAATCTTTTTAGCTTGATTAACTACATCAACACTTCTAGAACCAGCTTTTATTTTATATAAATTTAATAAACCACCAGTTGCATATTCTGCTGGTAAAGCAGATGCAAAATCTAATAAACCAGACATTACTTTGTATGATGTGGTTCCAGGTGTAAATAATTGACCAGTTTCATATCTTCCCCAAGAATAATCTGTTAATTGAGAATCTTTCATTAATTCTCTTGCAGCATATTCAGTAACATTCATATCATTGTAGTTAGTTCTTCTATCAGCAAAGATTTGAATTTTATTTGGATTTTCAATACTTAAATAATTTATCTCACCATTTCCATCTAATTTTTTAATTGGAGTACCAATTTGTAAATAATATAATTGTTCAGCTTTTTCTTTATCTCCACCCATCTTTTGTAATAATTCATGATATTTAGGGTCTTTGTCATGATGTACAGATTCAAAAAAGAATTTTTTACTTCTATCCATATTTACAGCTTCGCCTCTAAATACTTTTTTAGCTGCTGCCCAAATATAATTTTCTCCTGCAAATTTAATTGCTTCTTCTAAGAAATCTAAATTCTGTGCAAATTCTCCAGCTCCCATATCTCTACCTAAGTTAGGTACTTCAGATATATTTACTAGCGAAGCTATATTAGCTTGAGCTTGTTTAGGAGTATATCCTTTTTCTAATAATTCATCATATCTATTAAGGTCTTGATAATATCTCCATATACGACCTTGTGCTCTATAAGGAACACCTCCACCACCAAATTGTAATACATCAGAAGTTGGTAATGGATTCCATTTATTCCAAGTTTCTCTAATTGCGTCTAATGTTCCAATAAGCCATATAGCTGGTGACCAACCTCCTACTTCTTTAGGAGTTCTACCTCCAGGTGCATATCCACCAGTAAGAATATCAATAATACTAAGATGCATATCATCTGTTACTTTATCATCTCTATATTTTTCATTAATCTCATTCCACTTTTCAGTTTCTTGCATAACCCAGTTTGCTTGAGCTTCATCTGCTAACATTTCAACTGAAGGGTCTTCAACTGGAACATTCATCATAGCTAATGTTGTAACAATACTTTTTGATAAAATAGGATTTGCTTTTGTATGAGCAATTGTTAAATCTGCTACTATAGGGTTTGCTTTAACATATTCTTGTGCTGTTAAAAATCTTTGTTTATCAATAGCAACAACTTTATGAAATTCAGCTTCTTGTATTGGGTCAATCCACATTTATTGACTTCTGTTATTTATTAAATCGGCTATTACAGGATGAGGGTTAACTGAATACATTGCAGATAATAATATATCTACATCTTCAGCTATTTGTCGTTGTGGCCCCATTCCTTCTCCGACAGGTACTCCTGCTGTTATTGGTTCTCCTGGTATTTCTGTAGGTGCAAAAACATCTGGCCCCGGAGCAGCTTGTTGAGGTAACCCCATATTAGCTCCACCAGAATCTCCCATAGGAGCACTTCTTTGTAAATTTTGATATTCTGTACTTTCACCGTAACCCATATCTTGTCCACGCATAATTGGCTGTGTTCCGTCAGTTCTTTGACTTAAAGCTCCTGGTCCACTAACTGCGTTCTTTCTATTAGGTGTAGGTTTTCTATACCCACCTTTGTTACTCTTCCGTACCATCGAAATACTCCTCTCCTTGTATCATTATTATTATATTAGGTAATGGTTTTATTATTTGCATAGGAGGCATCATTGGGTCATATGGATTTTCACCAAATTCATTATCAATAATGTCCCAAAACAAATTATCTAAATTCTCCATTACACACCACCTAAAGCACCAGCTACTGTTGGGGGTTGTTGAGGCCCCATCATTTGTTGTTGTTGCATAGCCATTTGTTGTTGGATATATGCTTCTTCTTCAGGAGACATTTGTGGCTCTTGTGGAGTATAGAACAGTTTTAATATATCTGTCATTTCAGCAGGATATTCATAAATAGCAATTACTGCCATTGTAGCTGCTGGGTCTCCTTGAGCACTTCTAGCAAGTACAGATTCAAATAAAACATTCTCTGCTTTATTTTTTCTAATACGCTCTTGAACTTTAGCAATGTTATCAAGGCCATCAATGTTATCTTGTAATGTCTCAATGTCTATAACACCTGCTTGTAACAATTGCAAACCAGTAACAATTTTTTGTGGCTCATCAAATCCGGCCATAACTCCATAAACTCTTCTAGTTCTATAATCTCCTCCAATATCTGCTATAGGAGAATAGTTCTCTGAGAATGCAGTTCCAGCATAAAAACCTTGTATTGGTTTCTTTCTTAATTCTTCAAATTGTGCAGATAACAAGCTATCAAGTTCTAATCTTTTTTCATCCATAGCTTCAAGGCCATGTTTAATAATTTCTCTATATTCATTAATCATTAATGACATAGTTCCATTAAGTTCTTGTAATCCTGCACCAGTAACAAATGAGTTAGGTGATTGTGCATCGTCAGTAACTGGATATCCACCAACTAATCTGAGTTGTCTTTCTAACCTATCTACTTGTTGAAATAATTGATAAGGTATATTATTTTGTGGTTTAGAAACTTGAGTACCAGGTGCCAAATAGTTAACAGCAAATCTACCTTTACGATATTGGCCTGACTCTAATTCACCAGATATGTTTGTTTCTGTAAATACAGAGTCTTCCATAGCTATTGCTGACATAATATTAATTTTGGCCATCATACCCATCAAACCAATGATGTGGTCATATTGTCCTTTTAGTTCATCAAAAGAAGTTCTCTTCATAAACACAAAAGGAGGACTTGAGAGATAATTCGGAACAAAGTCTAGAATCATCTTCTTTTCGGGAAATACAACATAAGTACCACCTACATCGTAGTATTCAATAATCCGAACACCTTGCCCCGTATTATCTTCCCAATTATTTTCTTTATCATTTTGATATTGAGTACCTACCCCACCTCTTCCGAAAGCAGTTTCAGTTGTTTCTTCTTCGGCAGGGTTTAAGATTTCTTTAGCAAACTCAGGATAGAGTTGAGCAAGCTTATATCTAGGTATTCGTCTTAATACAGCTAACTCTCTAGGTTCTTGGTTAGGACCGAAGTTCCCAGGGAATGTGTCATATGGGTCACGGAGTTCTGCTGTTGGGTATATATAACCATTTTTATCTGTGCGTGTCGTTATTATCCAAGCAGCGTATCCGTAGCCCGGCAACCATCTAGCTGCCTGACTTAACTGTAAATTAAGATTCTGACTTTCATCATATGATGTAACAATTCTCTCTAGTTTTTCAGCTCTTCTTTTAGCTCTATCAGAAGTATTGTGATTTAATATATCTACTCTTACATCTGGAACTCCAGCTATTTTTTGAGCAAGTCTATCTATACCTGATTGAAGCATGTTAGGTGCAGGTAATAAATCTGCATCTGATGTCTCCATTGAATTTCCTAGTAGAGCTTTCATTCCTTCAGCTCCACCATTTAAAATTGCTTTTATTCTAGCTTTTTGTACTTGCCTATGTTTAGTAGGCCTTCCACTAACAAGTTGAGTAGCATTATCTACTATTTCTTGATAATTCTTAATATCTAAATTTTCTATCCCCATGGTGCCTCATTATAGTCGCTTCCTTCAAAGTTTGTGTAACTTGCA